CTTTTTAATTAGAATACCAAAAGCTATGAAAGGTGTTTGGGATTCTTCTGAAAATCGTTGGGGATATAGAAAGATTAATAATGACTAAATTATGTGCAAGGGGGAAAAATGCTGCGAAACGTAAATTTAAAGTTTATCCTAGTGCGTATGCAAATGCGTATGCTTCTAAAATCTGTGCAGGAAAGATTAAAGACCCTAGTGGTAAGAAGCGAAAAGATTGGAAAGGCAGTGCAAAGAGCATGGCAAAAGGTAAAAGAGTGGGTAAGCCACAAGGTAAAATTGCTAAAGGTTGTGGTGCTGTTATGGCAAATAGACGAAAGCGAACTAAAATTACTTAGTGATAAATATAAAAAACAAAAAGGTAAAAGACCTGAAGGAGTATAAATGGGAATACCATCATCAGTAACTAGATTTGGAACAAGTGAACCTTTTGAATTACAACTTGCAAGAAATCAAATCCAGTTTCATAAACATATATTTAAATTTGGTAATAATCCTACAGTAGGTAATTCTATTGAAACAATATGGTCAGAAGGTGGTTTATATAGTTATTTATCTGCAGCTACAGTTTTAAAAGTTTCAAGTTCAAATACAGCAGATGCAGCAGCAGGAACTGGAGCACGAACAGTAGAGTTATTTGGTTTAGATGCAGATTATAATGAAATAAACGAAACAGTAACACTCAATGGTCAAACTGCTGTTAATACAACAAAAGAATATTTAAGAATTAATCGTATGATTGTTCGTAGTGCAGGAACTGGTGGACAGAATGCAGGAGTTATTTATGCAGGTACAGGAACAGTTACATCAGGAGTTCCAGCTAATAAGTATGCAACGATAAATGGTGTTGAAGGTTCTAATCAATCTTTAATGGCTTTATGGACAATACCTGCTGGATATACAGGATTTTTAATGCAGTATGATACATCAAATGGAACGTCAACAAATACTCCAGCAGTATGTAAATTAATTTTAAGTATAAGACCTTTTGGAGAAGTCTTTCAATCTAAGGATGTTAAGTCACTTACAAATGGTATGCATATAGAAGAATCATTTTCAGTTCCTACAGTTATTACAGAAAAATCAGATATTGAGGTAAGAGGATTATCTTCATCAGCTAGTGTAAGTTTTGATGTATCTGCTGCTTTTGAAATTATATACATTAAGAATGTAAGTGTTGAATATTCTAGGAGTTAAGAATGAAAAAGAAAAAAGGTGGTGGACTTAAAAAATGGTTTAAAGAAGACTGGGTAGATATATCTACAGGTAAACCATGTGGAAGAAAATCAGCTAGTAAATCAAAAAGAAAATATCCTGTATGTAGACCAAAGGCAGTTGCTAGTAAAATGACTGCAGGACAAAAGGCTGCAGCAGTAAAAAGAAAAAGGGCAAAGACTAATGTAGGACCTAAACCAACTTCTATTAGATATCCTATTAGTGCAAGTGGACGAAAACAAAAAGTAAAAACAAAAAGGGGATAAATTATGATTGACCCATTTACAGCTTTTGCAGCTTTGAAGGGAGCTACAGAAGCTATATCTCAGGGTATTAAAACAGGTAAAGACTTAATTAATATGTCAAGTTCAGTATCAAGATGGGCAAAGGCAGAGGCAAGTCTTCAAGTTGTGTCAAGTGAAAAACCTAAAGGGTTAGGTAAATTGTTTGGTAAACTTACAGGTGCTGAACAAAATGCTATTGATGCACACTTTAGAAAAGAAGAAGCTAAAAGAATTAGAGACGAAATGAGAGAGATGTTTGCATTGTATGGTTCTCCTGGTCAATGGGAAAGACTACAAAAAGAAATTGCAACTGAACGTAAACGTCAAGCTGATTTATTAAAAAGACAGATAGCTGCACAAAAACGTAGAAAAAAAATACTTATAGTATCAATTGGTAGTATATTAGGATTGGGTATATTAGCAATTGAATTTTATTTATTAACCAATCTATAAAGGAGCAATAATGAAAAAATCTAAAATGGGTTATGCTGGTGGTAAAAAAGTTAAGATGGGTTATGCTGGTGGTAAAAAAGTTAAAATGATGAAAGCTGGTGGTAAAGTTCCACTTATATATGGACCAAAATAAATATGTCTCATCTTATATCCAATATACCTTTTTTTAGGTGTTGGGTAAGGAAGGAGTTTACTCATAATCATCAGGCTTATCATGGGGAATATTTACATGCCTTAGCTATTGCAGTTAATTGTATGCCTGATAGATGTTTAAGTTTCCAAGTTGTCTTTACAGGTTGTGAAGCTGAAGAACAAAATTTACATGGTGGTGCTATGTGGGCACGTATGCCAATAACAGGTTTAATAGGTGATATACCATTAGATGAATGGACTCCACCTATTGAAACACATTTTGCTCAACCTTGGGATTGTCCTAGTCATAATCATAGTATTATAGTTATGGATAGAGTTAGTTCAAGTCCTTGGATGTGTAAAGTAAATGGTGAATTCTATACTGGTAAATATTATTTTACAGTTGATTTCACTGACAGTGCAGTAGCAGATGACCCTGCACAACATAAACAATCACATGTTTTACATTTAACATCTGGTCCATATAAAGGTGCAATGGTAGCTTTACCTAATAATAGAGTTAGAGTTACAAGTCCTGCAATGTGGTCATCAGGTGAAGGTGCTCCAGACTTTGTACCTTCTCAGTATAAACATACTGCTGAAGCACATGATGACTATATGGATGTAAATAAAACATTTGATAATCTATATAATAATAAATAATTTAGTGTCTTGTATGCTACACTAAATTATAGTATTATAGTAACATTAAACATTGCGTAATCGTTTGGTTCGCATCAACGGAGAAAAAATGGAAGTAGAAAATAAAGAAGAATGGAGTGACATTGACACTTCAAAACCTGAATCTAAAGAAGAAGACAAAGTAGACTTTGAGGTTGAAAAAACTTCTGAAGATAAAGAAGAAAAGGTTGAAGCTGTAGTTGAAGAACAACCTGTAGCTGAAACTAAAACTGAAACGAAGAAGGAAGATACTCAACCAGAGGAACAACCTGATGAAGCTAAAGACATTGAGTCTGAAAGAGCACAAAAAAGAATACGTCAGTTAGTTCGTCAAAGAAAAGAAAAGGAAGAAGAAGTTGCCAGACTTTTAGCTGAGAAACAAGACTTACAAAATAGATTAACTCAAAATCAAACTAATCAATTTGATTTAACTAAAACAAGTCTTGAGTCTCAAGAAAAAAGTTTAGAGAATCAACTTAATCTTGCTAAACAAAACTACTTAGATGCTTTTGAAAAAGATGATAAGAGTCAATTATTAAAAGCACAAGAAGCTTTAAATGAAGCACAGATTAATTTAAATAGTGTAAAAACAAATAAGGTAAATTTTGATAAAGATTACGAGAATTACCAGAACAGTATTAAACAACAGCCTGTTCAACAATCTCAACCTCAACAACCCCAATACGACCCTAAAGCAGTCGCATGGGCAGAAAACAATGAGTGGTTTGGTCAGGACAAAATAATGACTGCAGCAGCTTTAGCTTTAGATGCTCAGTTAAAAGAAGAAGGTTTTAATCCTGCAGATGATGATTTCTATAAAGAAGTTGATGTTAGATTAAAGGATGCATTTCCAAATAAATTTAAAACATCTGAACAGGAAACTCAACAAGTTCGTCAGAAGGCTACGTCAAGTCCTTCCCAAGTGGTAGCAGGAACATCTCGCACTCCTGCCTCCAAAAAAATCAAGCTAAGTCAAGAAGACGTTAGGTTGGCTAATAAATGGAATATACCACTAGATAGGTATGCAAAAGAAAAGTCTAAAGTAGAGACTGGAGAAGAGTATACTACAATAACAACACAAATGCGTAGGAGTTAAAAATGGCTATTAATAAAATAAAACGTAGTGAAGAAACTAGAGAAGCTACTTCAAAACAAGAAACAACTTCATTTGAAGAAACTAATTTTTTACATATACCTGAAGGAGTTAAAAACAGATTTGATTCTCAAGGTATGTCTTTAAGATGGATTAGGATTACATTAAATGGAGAAGATGACTACAAGAACGTAGGTAAAAGACAACGTGAAGGTTGGACATTTGTTTCCCCTGAAGAAGTTCCAGAGTTAGCTTCAACATCTATTGTCAAAGAAGGTGGTAGATATAGTGGAGTCGTTTCCAGTGGTGATGTTGCTTTAGCAAAGATACCAACAGATAAGATGATAGCTAGGCAAGAGTATTATCATAATAAGCACAAGCAACAAGAAGATTCTCTTGATGCAAACTTACGTGCTCAATCTGATTCTCGTATGCCAATAACTAACTCAAGTAAATCAACTGTTACAAAAGGTCGTGAACCTCGTTTTCAAAGATAGTTTGTAACAAATATTAATTATTCTTAATTGAAGGAGATAACAAATGAGTGCAAGTAAAGCATTATTTGGAATGGTCCCTTTGAGAAAAGTTGGTTCTAATTACAATTCTACTGCTCAATCGCAGTACGATATTGCTAATGCAACAGCTTCTAACATTTTTCATGGAGACTTAGTTACAATTGCAGATGGATTTATTACTCCAATTGCAACGACAACTGATTATGCTGTAGGTGTGTTTGTGGGTTGTGAATATACTGACCCTGTTTCTAAACAACCTACATTTAGTCATTACTTTCCTGCAAATACTTCAAGTGCTATTGGTAATCCAGTAGGATTTGTTGTTGACGACCCATATGCTTCGTTTATGATACAAGCAGATGGAGCTGTTACTGCAGGTGATATTAACTCTCAAAACTTTGAGGTAACTTTAGGTTCAGGTTCAACTGTAACTGGTAACTCAGGCTTTGGTATTAAAGCTTCAAGTAGAGCAACTGCTACTAAGGCTGTAAGACCTATAGCATTAATTGATGAACCAGGAAATGCTTTATCAGGTACTGATGGTGCGTTCCCTAAACTTGAAGTGAAAATCGTCCAACACTGGATGAAACGTCAAGCAACAGCATAGAGAAGGAGATATAATATGGCTATAAATAGAGCAAGTATTGCAAAACAACTTCTTCCAGGACTTAATGCTGTATTTGGTGTTGAGTATGGTGATGTTAATGACGAACATACACCCCTATTTGAAACTGAAAATTCAGATAGGTCTTTTGAAGAAGAAGTGCTATTCACAGGATTTGGCACAGCTCCAGTAAAATCTGAAGGTGCTGCTGTTTCTTTTGATGATGCACAAGAATCGTTCACAGCTAGATATAACCACGAAACAGTGGCTTTAGCTTTTTCAATCACTGAAGAAGCAATGGAAGATAATCTATATGATACTTTCGCTAAAGTTCGTTCTCGTGCACTAGCAAGAGCAATGGCTAACACTAAACAAGTAAAAGCAGCAGCTATTTTTAATAATGGCTTCACTGCTGGTGATTCTGCAATTGGAGATGGTCAAGCATTCTTCTCTGCATCTCACCCAGTTGTTGGTGGTGGCAACCAAAGTAACCTATTAGCTGCAGCAGATTTAGCTGAAGCAGCTTTGGAAACTGCGTTAATTTCAATTGATGGAACTAAAGATGACAGAGGTATCTTAATTGGTGCACAAGCTCAATCTTTACACATTCCGTCTGACCTTAAATTTACTGCTGATAGGCTTCTAGCTTCTCCAGGTAAAGTTGGGTCTGCAAACAACGACATTAACGCAATTAGAAACATGGGAGTAATACCTGGTGGTTATATGGTAAACAGAAGGTTTACAGACACCAATGCTTACTTCATTAAAACTGACGTACCTAATGGTACTAAAATGTTTGTAAGAGTTCCTCTACAAACTAAAATGGAACCAGATTTTGATACTGGTAACGTCAGATTTAAAGCAAGAGAGAGATACTCTTTTGGTGTTTCTGATTGGAGAGGATTCTTTGGTTCTGCAGGTGGCAGCTAGAATCTAAACATATAAGGGGTCTCTTAGGAGACCCTTTATATTATTATAGAAGGAATTATAAATGACAAATTTAACATCAAGATATATAACAACAGTAGCGAGTGTGGCAGTAGACCACCCTACTCGTATTAGAGGTTTTAATGTAGCTAATGCAAAAAATGCATTAGGTGTATTTGAATTAAGAGATGGTACAGCTACAAGTACAGGTGAATCAAAAATTAAAATAAATATAAATGCAGATGGTTCTTTAGATACTTA